CGTTTGCTTGCTAAACAAAAGGGTGTAAAAGCTCCGTTGGTTCAAATCCAACCTCTCTGACCATATTAATGCGGGATGTCTGAAGTCAGGTATCAGGTCGGTCTCATAAGCCGATGCGTAAGCCTCATGGGTTCAAATCCCATTCCCGCAACCAAGGGACGTAGTGTAAAGGTAAGCACGCCAGGTTTTCAACCTGTAAGTCCGAGTTCAAGTCTCGGCTTCCCTACCATGTCCTATAGTGTAACGGTGCGCACGTCAGGTTTTGAACCTGGAAGACTGGGTCCAATTCCTAGTAGGACTACCAATTTGGGACTTTAGTTCAACGGTAGAACATCTCTTTTGCAAGGAGAAGACGTCAGTTCGATTCTGACAAGCTCCACCAGGGTACGTGGCTGAGTATTTAAGCAGTTGGTTGCAACCCTTCGCACGTTGGCGAGAATCCAACCGTACCCTCCAGCCTGTATAGTATAACGGTATTATGTCTGTCTTGTAATCAGAAGATTGGGGTTCGATTCCTCATATAGGCTCCAAATACTATTGGGTGTATAGTGAAATGGTATCACGCTGAGCTGTAACCTCACAATTCTCGGTTCAAATCCTTGTGCACCCACCAAATTAACGTTCTTCACAAATACTTACAGTGTAGACACTTGTAATATACTCTAAATTATTTTTAAATAATCCTTTACAAAAAACTTTTTTTCGTTATATACTAACTGAAAGAAGTATAAATCATTAAAAACCTTTAACGATAACTATATGGATAACAATAGAATAGAAATTGAGTACAACAAGATAAAAAATCTGAAACAATATAAAAATTTTTCGGAGGAACGATTAAGAAGAGTAGCATTTTCGAGAGCTGTAGAATATCAGGTAGACGTTGGTACTTTATTTAAAAACAAAGAAGACCAAATATCAGCAAAAACTCTGGTTCGTAAGTATTTAGATGACTATACTCCAGAGACTGTTTCTGATATGAATACTTTAAGGTCAATTCTCTTTTTAGAGGTCTTAAACGGACGTTTAGAGGAAGAACTTAACCTTGCCAAAGAAAATAACGAAAACGTAAATCTTCGTACAGTTGATACTATTCATAAGAATCTTAACCAACTTTTAGTATTAAAAGACTCTTTAGGACTTACTAGAGATAAAAAAGATGGAAACATAAAATCCGTTGATCAAAAGATTGGTTTAATTAGAAAACAATTTAAAGTTTGGCTTGATAATAACCAAGCTAGTAGAGAAGCTGTTTGCCCTTATTGCGGACAGCATTTTTTATTGAAAATAAGAATGGAACATTGGGAAGAACAAAAGCATTGTTTTTTTAAGGATAGAATTCTTTATAATAAACCTTTGGTAGAGTTGTATTTACAAAAAAGAATAACTAAACAAGAAGTTGCGACTATATTAGAGTGTTCTCCTGATTATATAGATTGGGTGATAGACAAAATGTGGAAAACTAACCCCCATTACCAAGAAACTGAGAAGTAACTTGAATCGGAACAAAAGAATCAAGCAAATATTAACGAAAAAGTTTCTGAAAAAAACTTATCTATTACAAAAGAAACCAACTCTTCAAATAGCTAAAGAAACTAAAATTTGTAAAAGAACAATTTTAGATTATTTAGTTAAATTTAATATTAATAGAAGAACTGTTTCAGAAGCGAAAAAAGACAAGAAAAGAAGTTATAGTTCAAGAAAAAAACAAAGCGAAACTTTAAAAAATAACTCTAAATATTGGAAAAAATTAAAATATGGTTTTGGAGAAAAGAATGGAAATTGGAAGGGAGGATTAAGTTTTATTCCTTATCCATTAGGTTGGAACAAAACTTTTAGAGAACAAATTCGTTATAGAGATGGTTATAAATGTCAAATTTGTGGAGTTCCAGAAATAGAGTGTAAAACTAAACTTCACGTACATCATATTGATTATGATAAAAATAATTTAAAAATAGAAAATCTTATAAGTTTATGTATCTCTTGTCATTTAAAAACTAACGGAAATAGAAACTATTGGCAGGAGATATTTATAAATGATACAACACATTAGTGATGCTGATATAGAGTTTTGTGAATGTTTAAACAATGCTCTTTGTGTATCTGAAGCCTTTTTTACTAATTATGATAATCTCTCCCTTTTTGAAGAGGGGAAACTAGCTCACATTCGTTTAGGGCAAATCCCTCTATTATCCCATGAATATTTAATTGATGAAGACCCAGAACTATCTGATAAAGAGAATTTCGCACTTTTAATGAAGGTAGCAAATTCGTATGTTTTTGCAGGTAGAAACTTTGGTAAAACGCTAACGGAAAAGATTGATATACTAATTGCGTTAATTTTATTAGAAGGTTGGCCAATGGGTATTACTTCATATGACGCTGTTCATATTAGAGGTATTATGGAGCCGATTATTGATTGTTTAGAAAGCCATCCAATCTTTAAACATTTTAAGAAGAATGTAAAAAGAAGCCCTACATATTTAGTTACTAGTAAAACTAATGCGACTGTTGAAGGGGTTAATATGAATATTAATAATAAAAACCCTGGAAACCAGTTCTTCCAAAAACATTTTAAGAAAATCTGGGTAGAAGAAGCTTCGTTTGAAACTGATGAAGTTAATAAAAATAGAATTGATAGTAAACATGAAGTTGGTTGTATAGAACGAGCAAGTGGGATGACCAATTTTACTAAACATTCACCTGCTGGTCGAGTTTTCTATGACCTAAGTTTAAAACCAGCAGTTTTAAATTTACCTCAATACGTTAATCCGTTTTGGGATGCAAAAGAAAAGAAGAAAGCCGTTAAGAAGTTTGGAGGAGAATCTAGCGTCGGATATAGAATTTTTGTTAAAGGAGAAGTTGTAGAAGAAGGTCTCTCCGTTTTTGATATGTCAAGAATTCGTCCTTATTATGTAGAGAATAGAATATTAAAACTTCAAGAAGTTACAAAGAAGAAGTTTCCGTATTTTAAAAATACTATTATAGTAGAAAGACCTAAAAATGCTTCCGCAATATATATTTGTTCTGATGTTGGAGAAGCAGCTCCTACTGAAATAATAGTATTAGCATTAGTAAATGATACTTTTAAATTCTTATATAATATTACTTTATATAGTTTAACGGATAAAGAGCAATATATTATTTTTAAGTATATAATTGATAAGCTTCAAGCTAATTTTATTGGAATAGATACTACTGATGGCTTAGGTAGAGCTATTTTTAGGCGTTTGGAAGAAATTTATCCAAAAGAAAATCTTGTTTGGGTTAGTTTTAACGAAAAAATTTCAGTAGATTTTGACAGAGATGATAATAATAATATTATTTATAAACATGGGCAACCTACTTATGTAGAAGAATATGTATCAGAATGGTCTGTAAGACATTTAAAAGATTTATTATATAGTGGAAAGATAGAAATTCCAGAAGACTCATATAAACTAGATGTCCAGTTAAATTCGGTTAAAGTATTTCAATCTGGAACTAGAACAATATATGAATGCTTTAGCGAAGAGAACCATTTATTTCAGGCATTTCAAGTATTTAGTATTGCTCAGTGGAATAACGAGTTCAACCTCGTTAAACCAGCAATGACAAAAAAGTTTTGTAAAGGATTTATCGGTTAATTATGAAAAATCTTTGTATTGATTGTAATAAAGAAATTAATGTTAGGTCTATTAGATGTAAATTATGTTCTAATATTATAAATAGTAGAAAACCTAGAAAGAAAAATAAAATTATTCCTTATTGTTTAGATTGTGGTATAAAACTTTCAAAAAATAAATATAAAAGATGTAAAAAATGCGCAGATAAAGAAAAAAGAGGAATTAAAATATTATATTGTTGCGTAGATTGTGGAAATAAAATATCTTTGAATAGTGCGCTATATGGAAACGGTAGATGTATGAAATGTGCTCATAAAAAAGAAAAGCATAATCGTACTGGAACTGTTCATACTGAAGAAACCAAAAAAAGAATTAGTTTAGCAACTCGGTATGAAAATAATCCAAGATGGATAGACGGAAGAAGTTTTGAATTATATCCAAAAGAATTTAATAATGAACTAAAAGAAAAAATTAGAAAAAGAGATAATTATACTTGTCAAAATTGTAATATTACAGAAGAAGAACATATTATAGTATTTGGCGAAGTATTAACTATACATCATATTAATTATAATAAAAAAGATTGTGCTGAAGAAAATTTAATTACTGTTTGTAGAAATTGTAATGTTAGAGCTAATTCAAATATTAGTTATTGGATTAATTATTATAACGAAAAAATAGGAGCATTGTATGACTATTAAAGGTATGACACAATCTTTGCGCTGGCTTGGTGATGTTCTTGCGTTATTCCAGACGGAAGCAATTAAAATTCCTGGTAAATATAGGGAACAAGTAACTGCTACAAAAAAACTACTAAAAACTGATACTTCAGGTTTAATTAATACTTTATTAAATTTTAGTATTAGCGCAGCTTCAGTTGATTATAGTATTGAAACCAACAATGCTAATCTAACTGAATCTTTAAATAAATGGTTATCTGAAATTAATTCAGACTATAGAGGAAAAATTCCAACGGGAATAGATGCTTTAGCTAAAGAATATTTTAGAGAAAGATGGAAAGGTTCTTCTAATTTAGTTTTACGTACTTTTTGGAAAAAGAAAGACGATTTAGATTTACCAACTACTATGTTTTTTGTAGACGGAGAAGACGTTGTTACTGAAAGAAAAAATCCAAAAGTAGTTACTCTTGGAGATGAAAAATATTTTATTAGAATTGATAATAATAGAGAAAATAATATTCCTATTCCACAATCTAAAGATGAACTATTATTCGTCCAACGTCCTTACGAAAGTTGGGGAACTATATATCCAGTACCGTTTTTAATTAGAAAAGGTTTATTTAGAAATTTAATGTTCTTAACTATTATGTCTCAAAAAGGCGAATACATTATTAGTAGAGCGTTAGAGTATTTATTTTTAATTAAAAAAGGAACTGAAAAAATGACAATGGAAGGAAGGGCTGATTTAACTTATAGTCCTGACGACCTAAAGAAAATTACAAGTGAGTTTTCTGCTTTACTCGACGACAAAAAGAGTCAAGCTGGTACGCCAACGTACGCAACTAACTTCGATACTGAATTACAACATATGATTCCTGATTATAAACTAGCTGTAAATGAAACTATTTATGCTCCAGTTGAAAGAAAAATACTAGCTGGATTAGGAATGATTGATATTGTAACTGGTACTTCTACTAATAGAAGAGAAGCTATGCTTAATCCTAAACCTTTAATTGCAGAAGTTACTCAAGGCATAGAGGATTTTAGAATGTTAATTAATGATTTACTTCAAACGATTAAAGAAAGAAATAAATCTCATAAAAAATATTTTGGAGATAAATCAGTTAAGACTCAAGTTTATTCTGGTCCAGTAGAACATTTTGTAGATGATAAAGTTAGAGACCATATTCGTAGCATGTACGATAGAGGAACTGTTTCTATTCAAACTTATAATAACGTAGTTGGGGTAGGTTATATTGACCATGAAGTAGAAGTTAAACGTAGAAAATTAGAATCTGATAAAAAATTAGAAGATTTAATGTATCCTCATCTTATTGATAATAGAGAAGGACAAGGAATGAAAGATGTACCTGGAGTTAAGTTAGTTAAGACAACTGATAAGCCTACTGGTAAAAAACCAGTAGAAGAAAATCCAGATGCTCCTAAAAATCCTAAAGACGTTAAAGCTCCTGATAAAACTGGCCCAGAAAAAAAGAACTATAAAAGTGAATTAGAGGAAGCAAAAATTATAGGAGAGCCAGTAGACCCTAGAAGAGTAGATTTTTCTGAATATGAAGAAAGCGTAATAGTTAAAACTAAAAAAGGTTGGAACGTTAAATCTAAAGATGGTAAAAATTTAGGTGGACCATATAAAACTAAAAAAGAAGCAACAAAAAGATTAAAACAAGTTGAATACTATAAAAATAAAATTGAATTAGAAGAAGATTTAGATGATATGGATATGACTGCTTTAATCGAACTTAAAAAATTAGAAATTATGGGAAAACAAAATAAGATTCTCGATATGATTTTAGAGGAGGACAGAAATGAAACTT